TTTGACGCAGCTTGTTGCTTGACGCTTGAGGCTTTGTCAATTTACCAAATTGTCCTGCGACAATTTGTCGCAGCTTGTTGCTTGGTGCTTGTGCTTTTACTTTCATAAAAAAAATTTTTTTTATAACGCGTGGTGGGCTTTTTTAAAGGGATCATCACTCCCTACCTGGACATTTTAATCTCCTCCAAGTGTTTAACGATACATCGGAGAACCCATCCACACTTATCAGCTATAGACTGATCCCAGATCCATCAGGGCGTTGTACAACTTATTACGAGTGTGCCAACCTAATGGATCAGGGATCAGTGCAGGAAAACCTACTTAACCTGCTCTGATCTTAAATTCTATCTTCTTACTGAAGCACGATTCAGTATTTTATCTACTGCATCAAGATCATCAAAGTTGATGTATGGAAAACCAAAACCATCTCTTCTCTGTCTCATTGCTACTAGTCCCAACGCAGAAAGTCCCTTTTTCATTTCTTGAACTTTCTCTTTTCTGTTAAGCCCAGAAGCTTTTCTAGCTAGTACTTTTATTATCTTTCTAACTTTCATTTTACCTCGTTTGTTAAATTAAACATGAATATATAATAATATAGGATTGTGGCAAAATTATGTCATGATGCATGGTGCGACAATCTTGACCAGTTGTGACATAAATGTCACAGTCAAGAAACAAATTGACGCTGCGACAATTTGTCGCAGGGTGCGACAATAATGACCAATGGTTTGACATATTGTTGCCACAATTTTTTTGTAAACTATTCGCATGAAAGTCAAAAAAGAAAATGTAAAAATAAATTGTGGTATGCAAAATCTTACCAATCAATCTTTTATGTTTGCCCAAGAAATTTGGGAAAGTGAAAGTTTAATTGATGATTTAGATTTTTATGTTTCTGATTTTGATTTAAAAATAAAACCAACAACCAAGAGGAAAAAGCATGGAAAACGAAAAACAAATGTTCTTTATAATTAAAGTAAATAAGTGGTCACATAAAACTACTTATCAAATTATGAAAGAACAATCATTTGATTTAACAGAGGCTACTAGAAAGTTATTGGCTTATGAACAATTAAATGATGATGAGGATATATCTTACCATTTAAACAAAGTTGAAGAATATCTAAAAAACGATAAAGATAGTGTTGTTTTATCTAATGGTAGTCATAATTCTAACACAATCTTTGAGTAAAATAAAAGTAGAAAGCGAGGATATATGCAAACAAAAAAAATAACACTTAACGCAGAAAAGCGAAAAGTGATTGCAGATCAATTTCAATCTTTTTATGAAGATAAAGTAAAAGATAAATTGGTGCAAGCAAAAGAGCAATATGACTTGATGAGGGAAAAAGCAAAAGAAAAAATAAATCAAGTTGTAAGATATCATCAACCACAGGAAGATGTAGATACAATTAGATCAATGATTAAAAAATATGATCGTGCAGGTGGCGAGTTGTATGAGGATAATTGTTTTTATGTTCAACGACCAATTACAAAAGTTGATGATGAGGGTAGAGAGTATGACGCAAATGATGAAGTTCATGTTAGATTTGATATGGGTAGAAATTTTGCGAGAGCATACTATCGTGATGAAATGAAATCAAAGGGATTAAACCCAGATTTTCATTTATCAATCTATGATGACTACTCAAAAAGAAATCCAAAATATTACAATGATGAAAGCGCATGTAATAAATTTTTAGGATTTCAAACATCTTCAAATGATGACAAGTCTATAACTACACCTAGAATGAAATGGGAAAATGATTTCAAACTTTGGACAATCGGTAGTTCTTATTGTCATTCAAGAAATTATAAAGTTGATGAGAACACTTTAAATTTCTTTAAGATGTATGTTGCTAGTGCTGACAATGTAATTAAAGAGCATGAACAAATGTATAATTATGTTGAGGGCAAAATGAAAACTTTAAGATTAGGTTTAAAATCTTATAGAACATTCGACCAAGCAAAAGCACTTGCAGATAAAGTTGGAGTTGTTTTAAATGAAACAATGATGAATGAAAGTTCTAGTCTAGCACTTTCAATCTACTCACCAGAAAATCTGGCTAGTCTTTTGGAGGATAAAAAAGTTCTTACAAGAGATGAAAAGATTGCGATTGCAAGACAACAAATGGCACAAGCAGTTAATTAACTGCGTCAATTTGTACAATGGCGATACTCTCGCCATTGTGCTATAATAGGCACATAAGAAAGCGAGGAAATATGTTAAATAACAAACCATTTACAATTACTTATTTTTCAGCGAAAGATAAGAAAACAATAACAAGAAATGCATTATGGACAGATAAGTGCAGATATTGGACATCAAAAGCAAACAGAATGTTGATGACTTATTTTGATGTAGATAAAAACGAGTACAGAACTGCGTCGGACAGTTGGACAATAAAGGGGTAAATTATGGCAGAACAAAACGAAATGCACTTTGAAACTATTGATAGCAACAAAGCAAAAGCATACAAAGAACAAAAAGAAATGCGTAATGAGTTAAAAAAGTTTGTGGAAAGTTGTAATACTTTCCACTTACAAGAACTTCACTCAGAATATAAACGAATGACAAGGAATAAAATATGAGCGATTATAATTGGTGTCATGGTCCGAGTTGCCATAAGCAACATACACAGGATAGAATTAGAGGTGTTAAAGGCTCAAAGGTTTTGAGGACCAGAAAGATTAAATTAGACCAATGGAATAAAAATCACTTCTTTAGATTTTTCTGTAGTAATCATTGTTATAATACTTTTGCTAAAAAATATATTGAACAGATCATAGCCATTGCACCAAGAACCGAGTGCCTTGAAACACCGATCGAGGATCCTGTAAAAGAAAGAGTTCAAAGTAATTGGAACCCAAATTACTATTGGACCGAAACAAGAATAAAAGAGGTGCGACAAGATTGACAATGTACTCATGTGCCTATTAATGCTATAATAGGCACATAACAAAGCGAGGAAATATGGACAATAAAGACTATACAAGACGAAACAGATTCACGGGTGAGTCTGTTGAACTAACAGCAGAAGAGGCAAAAAAACATGATGAGATTTTTTATCATGAGGCATTAGCTACACTAGAAGATCAAAAGTTAGGCACTGGTGCAAGTAAACATTGGCAAGAGATGAGAGATCGATTGTCATGGTTTATGAAACATAATGCCAAAGCTTATATGGTTTTACTAGACTAGCCTCGTCAGTAAATACTGGGTGCGACAAAATGTCGCACCTGGAAAAGAAAGGATGCGACAAAATGTCGCAGCAACATACAGCCTGCGACAAAATGTCGCAGGCACCTCGTAGAGGTACCAAGCGCAAACCAAAATTTGCGTTTTTTTTATATTTAAATTATACTGCGACAAAAAGGAACCTTGACAATTGACGTATTTATACAAAGATTTAAATAGTCATAGACGTAAAATACTTTCTGGTTTCTAAAACATGACTGAAAAAATTTTGCAAAATTTTTTTTCAAATGCACTTTTATGGATATAGATAAATTAAAAAAATTCGAAAAGCTCCCACCTGATGTAAAAAGACAATTAGCTTTGTATATGTCTAAGTGGAAAGAAAAAAAGAAAGAATCTGAAATCAAAAATGATTTTATGAAATTTGTAAAACATGTGTGGCCTGATTTTATTGAAGGTAGACATCATAAACAAGTTGCTAAAAAATTTAATGATATTGCTGATGGTAAAGTAAAGCGTGTAATTATTAATATGGCACCTAGACATACTAAGTCTGAGTTTGCATCATATTTACTTCCTGCGTGGATGGTGGGTCGTAATCCTAAATTAAAAATTATTCAATCTACAAACACAACTGAATTATCTGTAAGGTTTGGTCGTAAAGCAAAACAACTTATGGATTCTGCAGAATACAAAGAAGTATTTCAAACAAGACTCAAAGAAGATTCTCAAGCTGCAGGTAAATGGGAAACACAACAAGGCGGTGAATATTATGCTGCTGGTGTTGGTTCTGCAATTACAGGTCGTGGTGCAGACCTCTTGATTATTGACGATCCACATACTGAACAAGATGCAATGAATGCTCAAGCATTAGATAGAACTTACGAGTGGTATACTTCTGGTCCACGTCAACGTCTTCAACCTGGTGGAACGATTGTAATTGTTATGACTCGTTGGAATGAAAAAGATTTAGCAGGTAGATTAATATCTGCACAAAAAGAACCTAAAGCTGACCAGTGGGAAGTGATAGAGTTCCCAGCCATCTTACCATCTGGTAAACCCCTGTGGCCTGAATACTGGAGCTTGAAAGATTTAGAATCAGTTAAGGCTTCTATTCCAGGAAGCAAATGGAATGCACAGTACATGCAGAATCCTACTTCAGAAGAAGGAGCTCTGATTAAAAGAGAATGGTGGCAGCCCTGGGAGAAAGAAGGTTTACCTCCACTAGAACATGTTATTCAATCTTACGATACAGCGTTTATGAAAAAACAAAGCGCTGATTATTCTGCAATTACAACTTGGGGAGTATTTACTCCGAATGAAGACAGTGGCCCCTGTCTCCTGTTGCTTGATGCAATAAAAGGTCGGTATGAGTTTCCAGAGCTACGTCGTATTGCTCTTGAACAATATGGTTATTGGAATCCTGAAACAGTTATAGTCGAGAGTAAGGCATCAGGATTACCTTTAACTTATGAATTAAGAAAGATGGGAATACCTGTAATTAACTTTACACCGTCAAAAGGAAATGATAAACATACACGTGTTAACTCTGTTTCTCCGCTGTTTGAATCAGGGAGAATATGGGCGCCCACTGAAATGGAGTTTGCACAAGAGGTTATTGAGGAATGTGCAGCATTTCCTTACGGAGATCACGACGATTTAGTTGACTCAATGACTCAAGCAGTAATGAGATTTAGACAGGGTGGTTTGATACAGCATCCTGAAGATTACAAAGATGAACCTGTACAACAGACACAAAAGGTGTATTATTAGTTATGGAAGAAACTTACCAAGAAGTTATTGACGCATATAATCTTAGTTCTGAAAAGAAACAAGGTATGTCCTTGACGGATTACATAAAAAGAAATAATATCAAGATTAAGGATATTGATACAACTCCAGAAAAAAAAGCTGGCGGAGGAATGATGAGATTAAATTATGCAATGGGTTCGGAAGATGAAATTCCAGAATTGGAAGAACTTCCTTTAGAAGAGTTTCAAGATTTATTAAAGTCACTAGGAGCACCTACAGATAGTAGAGAATCAGGCATCAAGAGTCTAAAAAACAAAACTGCTGGTATGGGTAATGTTATGAAATTATTTGAAACACCTTATGGTTTTGACAGAGGTGCCTTTGAAGATATGTTAATTCAATATGATGACAGCGGTGCAAAAGGAAAAGGAATTAACCTATATGAATTTGCAATAGACTTTTTAGGTATGGTTAAAAATCAAGATAGAAAAGCTCCGTCAATTAAAATGGCAGAATACAGACCAGGTGATTACGATCCACTGATTGTTGATGAGTATGAAAAATATAAATTTGATGCTGAAGAACAAGGTCAACCTGTGATGTCTATTGATGAGTTTTTAAGAATGGAAAGAGCTGGAGTTATGGGTGGCGGTATTATGAGAAATATGTATGCAGATGGAACTCCAAAATTAATGGGTAATCCAGCAGTTGTGGAAAAAATTAAAAACATGAGAGAATTTAGAATTGCAAATCCCGATGTTGAAGACGTTGCAGATTACAAAGGTTATTATGAAAAATTAAAAGCACAAGAAGATGAAATTAAAAGAATGCTTGAAAGAGACAAAAAAACAAGAGAAAAAAGAGCTAAAGGCGGTATTGCAGGAGTACTGTAATGCCTGACAAACCAATTCCAAAACCATATACAGCTGAACAATTTAAAAAATCTGCAGATACTTTACTGCAAGGTATTTATGGAACAGGACCTTCTTCTAATAATTATCTTATAGGTTTAATTGAAGAAACTTTAAATAAAGGTGTTAAAGAAGGTGCAATTACAATGGAGGAAGGTATAGAATTTCTCAAAGAAAGAAAAAAATATTACGACACTGAACTAGGTAAACAAGATCAAGAGATTAAAAAAATGCCGCCATCTTATAAAACTGAAATAGAAGGTAGAACTAATTTTTTAGAAGGTGGGGATACTGAATACAATGCACTGGTTACAAAAAAATATATTGAACTTGGTGGCGAAGAAGGCACGGGTATGGATATAGATAAATTTGCCGAAGAGTATTTTCCAAAGATGGCTGAAGGTGGGCGTATTGGTTTTGATAAAGGCACGATGCCTAAATCCGAAAGATGGATGAGAGATTATTTTTTCAGTGGTAAAGGTGGTTATGATGACAGAATGTCTTATAAAGAATTTGCTTTAGGCCCAGGACAAGAGTTATTTAAAAGGTTTAACAAGAAAAACGGCGGTAAGATGTATGGCAAATACGCGAAACAAATCTTATCATCGTAAAACATCAGGCCCTCCTCCAAAGTCAGGACCTACACCACGGGGGTTGAAATATAAATATAATACTGTTAAAACAGTCAGACATACGGAGAAAACAAATGGCAGATAATACAATAGACAAGGCTCTACCAAACGAGCCTAGAAAAGAAGTTACGCTTCCAGGTCAAGAAGAGATTCAAGAAACTTTAGTAGAAGAAGTATCTGAAGAATTAGAAAAACCAGAAGACGTTGAAACTATTCAAAACGAAGATGGATCCGTTGATATTAATTTTGATCCAAACGCTGCTTCTCGAGAAGGTGGTGATGACCACTATGCAAACTTAGCAGAATTTTTACCTGAGGATGTTTTAGGTTCTTTGGGTTCTGATTTAAATCAAAAGTATATGGATTATTCTATGTCTAGAAAAGACTGGGAAAAAACTTATACACAAGGTTTAGATTTATTAGGATTTAAATATGACAATAGAACAGAACCTTTTCAAGGAGCTTCAGGTGCAACACATCCAGTTTTAGCTGAAGCAGTTACACAGTTTCAATCTTTAGCATACAAAGAATTATTACCAGCAGATGGCCCTGTTCGAACACAAATTTTAGGATTACAAACTCCTGATAAAGTTCAACAAGCATCTCGTGTAAAAGATTTCATGAACTATCAAATTATGGATCAAATGAAAGAATACGAACCAGAATTTGATTCCATGTTATTTCATCTACCACTTGCAGGATCTACTTTTAAAAAAGTTTACTTTGATGAAGTAGAGGGTAGAGCAGTTTCTAAATTTGTACCTGCAGATGATTTGGTTGTTCCGTATACGGCTACCTCATTGGACGATGCGGAAGCAATCATTCATAAAGTAAAAATTTCTGAAAACGAATTGCGAAAACAACAAGTTGCTGGATTTTATAGAGATATAGATTTAGCTTCTCCACAAGACAAAGAATCTGATGTTGAGAAAAAAGAAAGAGAACTTGAAGGAGTAACTAAAACTAAAAATGATGACTTGTATACATTGTTAGAGTGTCATGTAAATTTAGACTTAGAAGGTTTTGAAGATACCGATCCACAAACTGGTGAACCATCAGGAATTAAAATTCCATACATTGTAACACTAGAAGAAGGATCAAGAGAAATTTTATCTATTAGAAGAAACTATGAAATAGGAGATCCAAAGAAAAATAAAGTTCAATATTTTGTGCATTTTAAATTTTTACCTGGACTAGGTTTTTATGGTTTTGGTCTAATCCACATGATTGGTGGACTGTCAAGAACAGCGACCGCAGCTTTAAGACAGCTCTTAGATGCGGGAACGTTATCTAATCTGCCAGCTGGATTCAAGATGAGAGGAATTAGAATTAGAGATGATGCACAATCTATTCAACCTGGTGAGTTTAGAGATGTAGATGCACCTGGTGGAAATTTAAGAGATTCATTTATGATGTTGCCATTCAAAGAACCATCAGCAACATTATTACAATTAATGGGTGTTGTAGTAGGTGCAGGTCAAAGATTTGCATCGATTGCAGATTTACAAGTTGGTGATGGCAATCAACAAGCTGCAGTTGGAACTACAGTTGCTCTTCTTGAAAGAGGCAGCAGAACAATGTCTGCAATTCACAAAAGAATTTACTCAGCTCTTAAAAATGAATTTAAATTAATGGCTAGAGTATTCAAGTTATATCTACCTCAAGAGTATCCGTATGATGTAGTTGGGGGCCAAAGAATGATTAAACAAACAGACTTTGATGATCGAGTAGATATATTGCCAGTTGCTGACCCCAACATTTTTTCACAAACACAGCGTATTTCCCTCGCTCAAACGGAATTGCAGCTGGCAACTTCAAATCCACAAATGCATAATATGTATCAAGCATACAGAAATATGTATGAAGCGTTAGGTGTAAAAAATATTGATTCTATTTTAGTTAGACCAATGCAACCAACACCAAAAGATCCTGCGTTAGAACACATTGATGCATTAGCAGGTAGACAGTTTCAAGCTTTCCCTGGTCAAGATCATAGAGCACACATTACAGCACACTTAAATTTCATGGCAACAAACATTGCAAGAAATAATCCAATGGTAATGGCAAGTTTAGAAAAAAATATTTTTGAACATATTAGTTTAATGTCTCAAGAACAAATTGAATTAGAGTTTAGAGATGAACTAGTACAACTACAACAGATGCAAATGATGGCGCAACAGAATCCACAACTACAACAACAACTAATGATGCTACAACAAAAGATTGAAGCAAGAAAAGCACAGTTGATAGCTGAAATGATGGAAGAATTTATGCAAGAAGAGAAGAAAATTACTTCACAATTTGATAATGATCCAATTGCTAAACTAAGATCAAGAGAATTAGACCTTAGAGCAATGGAAAATGACAGAAAAGCTAAAGATGCTGATGAAAGATTGAACCTCGATAAGATGAGAGCGATGATGAATCAAATGAATCAAGAAGATAAGCTTCAACAAAATGAAGAATTAGCAAATTTAAGAGCTGATACGTCTATTGAGAAAACAGTTTTAAGTAAAACTCTTCCAAATGCAAAAGATATGATGCCAAACATTAAAATTATGAGAGGCGGAGACTAAAAAATGGACAAAAAACAGAAAAAAGTTGCAAAAGTAATGAGAGAGTTTAAAAAAAAGAAGCTTTCTATCGGAAAATCTGATAAAAAAGTAAAAAATCGTAAACAAGCGATAGCAATTGCTTTAAATGAAGCAAAAATAAGGAGAAAAAATGGAAAAACTAAATAAAATAACTGATGTTAAAGTTGCTGAGCAGCAAACTGAAGTAGATCCAAGATCAAAAACTACTGCAGACAAGTCTTACAACTTAATTGGCACTGGTGGACCTGA